GCGTCTATCGGCAGACCCTCTATGTCCGCGAATGACCCGCCAATCGGAATAGTGCCGAGATTGGCGTTCTCACCGCACACGTCTACCAGCGAATAGGGCGAGCCGGAGACAATCCAGAACTTCATGCTCGCGCCCAACTCGCGCCCCATCTCCATCGTCGCCGCCGAGTATGCCCGGTTGCCCTCAGTGCGGGCAATCATCTCCGCCCGGTAACGCTCGGCCGTATCATAGACCGACTGCACCCGCTCGATGAGCCGGTCTATGCCCTCGAAGTTTTGCCAGCCCTGCGCGAGCTGCGCCCGTATCGCCTCGTTGGTGCTGGCCGTGACCGTGCCGGCAAATTTCCGCCCGAACTCGATGCTGTGCGCCTTGAGCCATCGCTGCGCCTGCGGAAACCGCATCAACTCACCGCCGCGCAAGCCCACGCCACGCGCAGCCTGGTCCACTACACTCTGCATGGCCTCGGCCATCACGTCCTGGTATGCCTCGACCAGCGCAGCTTCATAGCCGGTCAGGTCAACGCCGTTCAACAGCAGCTCGTAGAGTTGGTCCGGCGACAAGGGCGCAAGCTGCTCCTGTGCCTGCCGCGCCGTGTAGGGCAGTCGGGCCGAGCGCAGGATTGACAGCACCCGCCCGGCCTCGCGCCGGTAGAGCCGCCGCAGCTCGCGGGCCAGCTCGCCCGCCGCCTTGTCCAGCACGCGGTTTTTGTGCCGCCGAATGGTGCGCTGCGCCACACGTTGCTCCGCTGCCTGCCATTCCAGCATCCGCAGGTCGGCAATCGGATTGGGTGCGAACCCAATCGGATTGGGCGCGGACCCAATACGCCCAATGACCAACTGGCACATCGCTACGCCCCGCCTGCCTTTGTCGCCGCGCCCATCGCCCGCCGGAACACCGCCAGCGCCTTTGCCGGCTGCGATTCGGCCAGCGTTGAAAGGTCTGTCCCGAGTGCCGAAGTTTCCGCCAGCACCGCGTCCGCAAACGCCTGTATGTTCTCGACGTGCAAGAGCTGAGCGACCTGAAGCGCAGCGTCACGCTCGGCAATCATGCCCGCCTGCCGCGCCAGCGCCAACGCGGTAATCATGCGGCTGGTGTCCTCATTGACCAGTGCCGGGAAGTCGATGTCAATCAGCTCGGTCACATCCCAGCCAGTCTCACTCTTCTGATGCCGCCAGCACAGCCGGAAGATGTCGTCATACTGGCCAATGAAGTAATGCTGCCATGCCTCGAACATCCTGAGCTGCGGCAACTGCATGGCCTCGGCAGTTGCCAGATTGCCGGTACTCGGGTCACCAAGCCAATGCACCGGCATACCGCAGGCTGCGGCTATCATCAGCCGCGTAACCTCGAAGCCGGTTTTGAACAGTTCGCCCCCGCCGGTCGGGGCGTTGAGCATCTTGAACTCCTGCCCCTCACCCTCCAGCCGCCATGTGCCGGTTCCGGGCGGCGGCTGAGTGCCGCTCAGCGTGGACTTGAGCGCGGACTTGAGGTCGGAGATGTCGCCTGCCGTCATGCGCCCGCGAATGACGCCGGTGATGGCCGTGACGTGCTTGATGTAGGTCGTCAGATTACCGGCCAGCCCCACGTTGGCCTCGCCCCAGTCCAGCGCGGAGAAAAACGGCGGATGCCCCCGCAGCCCGAGCGGGTTGTGGCTCACGCGCCAGAGCAGGAGCCACGGCCCGGCGTCAAATGTCTCGTTCAGTTCTGACCCTGCCCATTCCGTTGCCGTGAGTTTGGTCTGAGGAATCAACTCGCGTCCGGCCTCGGCCGACTCCAGGACCACATGCGCGTCCGTCGCCCAATACCAGCACGACTCGGTTGTCACGCCATCAGCCCGCAGCCACGACCGCTTGTAGGCCAGCGCCAACCCCGGCATCTTGGGATGCTCGATGACTTCCGTGATGCCCAGTGAATCCAGCGGCCAGAAGCGATAGCCGTGCTCGTCCTCGCCCGGCAGGTAAACCAGCCACGGCACTTCGCCATCAATGAGTAGCTGCTTGCACCGCTCACGCTGCGCCGTGCCGCCGGACAGCCAGCGCATATTGAGCGCATCGCGCCACACCAGGTCAATGAGCGCCTGCACGTCAGCGTTGCCTTCCTTGACCGGCTTCGGCGCGGCTACGCCGGCCCCGAAGATGAAGTCCACCGTCAGGTTCACCGCGCGGATGTAGAGCGGGTCATACAGATAGTGCCGCCGGCTGCGGTTGATATGCTTCTGCCGTTCGGCCTCAGTGATGTCAAACCCGGATTTCGTGCCGGCGATGTCATAGAAGTCCTGCCGTGCCCGCCAAGCCATTTCGGTCTGGTGCGCTTCGCTCTCGGCCGCGAACTGCTTCAACAGGTCGGGATTGGCTCGTAGCTCAGCCAGCACGTCTGTCAGCAGGTGAATCCGCTGCTCCTCTTTCGCCGCCGCCAGCGCGACTTCCACACGCGCCGGCAACGCCGCCGCTACCTGCTCCTCCACCCTGCGCCGAATACCTAGCGGGTCAAATGCCATGTCGTCAACCCTCCAACCAATGCGTCAAGCCCGGGTCAGTCTCATTCGTATCGGTCACGGGCACAACCACGCGCCGGGCATTCTGCGGCGGCAGATTCGCCACGGCTGTTATCGCATACCGCATCTCATCGCAGCCGTCGTCGTTGACCTTCACCATGTCCTCACGCGCACCCGTCGCCCAGACGTAGCCGCCCAACTCATCAGTCGTGCAGGTTGGCAACTTGGCAACCTCGCGGCTGTGGTCAAGTTCCACCAGCGCGTCAGCCAGGAAGTAGATGCGGCAGGGCGTCAGCCGCTCGCCGGCCGGGTCGGTCGGGTCGGCATGCGGGAACTTCTCATAGACGGCCTGCTGCCCGCGCCGCCGGTCCTTGTAGGCCGGCACGGTCCGGATGCTATTCTCGCGCAACGTAGCGCAATCCTCAGCGTCATGGTCGCAGACCGCGACCGGCGGCTCCGGCAGCCCGAGCGCCTGATGGACTTCATGCATCTGCTTCGCATGCTCGCGCACGGTGCGCCGGGTCATATAGACCTGCCGCTGGTGATACCACGCGTCACCCGACGACACGCGCCACCACGACGCGCTGAACGGGTGGTCGAAACCGAAGTCAACGCTCAGGACGTAGCGCAGTTGCGCTAGCGTCTCGTGCGTGATGATTTCCCTGCCGCCAGCGTCGGCGTAGCCGGTTGCCGTGCGGTAGAGTAGCTGCACACGCGGGTCATACGGATAGACCAACCCCTCATGCGCGACCCACTGGTTCAGCACGAATCGCTGCCGGTGAACCCCGCTCAGACTGGCGAGCATCGAATAGTAGCTGGCAGGCAGTAGCCCGGCCGAGCGCGGGATGGTCCCGCCCTCGATGAGCCGGTAGGTCAGGCGCGGCAGGGTTGAGTCGTCGGGCTGCGGCCCCTTGCCCTCATAGAACCAGCGGTGGAGCCAGTGCGAGGGCGCATCAGCGTTGGCGAGGAACGCCACCTGATTGCAGGCCACGCCCGGCTGCCGGGCCGAGCGCAGAATCATCTCCTCCAGCACGGCAAGGTCGCCGAACTTGTTGGCCTCATCCATGATGGTCAGGCCGTATTCCGTGCCGCCCCACGGGTTCTGGCCCGTTTCGCTCGGCTTCAGCCCGCCGAAGCGCATCTGCGTCTCTACCCCAGTCGGCGGCAGCAGCGTCACCGTGCCATCCTGCCGGTTGACATCCTTGACCCACGACGGCGGCACGCGGGCGAGGAATAGAGGCATGGCGATAGTGCGCGCTTCGTTGGCGTAGGAGCGCAGCCAGCGTACGCGCAGGCCAGACAGAGCGCCGAGCCAGACGATGGCCTTGCGTAGCCCTGCCTCGGTCTTAGCACTACCCCACGGCCCGCAGAACAGCACGCGGTCGGAGCAGTCGTTGATGAACTCCCGCTGCGCGTCGGTCACGGGCGCGAAATCGAGGAGGCTCATGGCAATTGAGGGCCAGCCGGTAGGGGCTTCAGCGTGCGGTAAGGGTAGTGGCTCATGATTGCCGCTTGCCCACGGCTGGCACAATGATTTCGGGGCGGGTAGATGAGGCCCGCCCCGCCAGGAGGCAGAGATGATGTCGGTCGGTCGCGCCGGTGAAAGGAGTGAAACCCCGGCGAGCAGCAGCCCGACACCCGCCGCTGCAACGGTCGTCAATCGCTCACGGCTCCGTCCCCTTTCGTTTGCCGGGAATCACCCGGTTGACTACTCAATGCTCTAGACGCAGCCCGCGCCAACTGAGATGCAAACAGGTCTATGTCTCGCGCCCGCTCTTCGTTGAGAAGCGGCCCCAAGTCTAAAGCCCCACCTGCATTACGCACTAGCCGCGAGAGTCGTTCCCTCTCATCAAGGGTCAAGTTCGGCAGAAGATTCCAACTTAGACTCATGGTCCAACCTCCACCTTCGGCGGCACAATCCCGCCAGAGTAGGTGATGCCAAGCGCAGCACCGCCGGGGCCGGACATCTCGACAGCCTGCATGGGCTTGCCGTAGGCTCGCTCCCAGAGTAGCTTGATGGCCTCAACGCTCTGCCGCGTGCCAACCGCTGCAATCTGGCGCAGGTAGTCGGCGAACTCGTCATTGGCGGACACGCCGGTTGCCGGGTCAACCCGCTCCAAGTATGCCCGCAGCTTCTCGGCCATTGACTCACCAGCAGGCTTGCGGCCAGCACGGTTGATACGCGGGTCGTCCTTCCCGGTAAAGGGCTTACCTTTGCCTCGCAGTTGTTTTGGTGCTTTGCTGCCTATCTCACCCACGCAGCACTCCTTCGGCCTCGCCCGGCCCGGCGAGTAGTTCGTCCCGCCGGCACAGCAGTTCGTCAACCGTGTCATGCACCACTACCATTACTCCGTTTGCCGCCTCAACATTGCGCTGGAACCGCCGCTGCGCCGGGCTGAGCTTGCCCGTCCCGGTCTTGCACTCGACCGCGAGGAATCGCCCGGCAGGGTTGCAGGCAATGATGTCAGCCACGCCAGGCAGGAGCGCACCCTTGCACCAGACCGTTGTGCCATCGCTCCGCCTGCGTGGCGTGGCCATCTGCTTGACGGGCACGACAACGCACCGCCACGAGCGGAGCAAAGCAGCGCAAGCCGAGCAGAGGGCAGAGTGGCGAGTTGCCTTGCCATATAGCCTCATACGTCCTGCAGCTTGTCCAGCCAGTGCCGCAGCCCCGCGCAAGCCGGGCCAGGGTAGGTGCGCTTGAAGTGCCGGATGTCCACGGCAAATCAGAACCCCACCCCCGCCCGCACGCCGGCTACAAGTCGCGGCTGCACCGGCCAGCCCGTGCCTGCGCCAACGTGCCATGTCAGCCAGTCGCGCCGGGCGGTCAGCCCCGCGTAGCCCCACGGCTGCGGCTGCCAGTCGGCCGGCGGAGTCGTCAGCGCAAGCCCGGCCTCCAGCCCGAAGTCAAACGGCAGCCTGCGTTCACGCAGCACCGGGCCGGCTGGCGTTGCGGTAAGCTGCCAGGTGCTGCGCCACGACCGGGCACGCGTAGCACTGACCTGTCCGTCCCGGTGACTGAGCAGGTCCAGCCGCCCGCGCCGGTAGCGCACGTCGAGCATCGCCCAGGATTGCCGGGCCAGCGTCGCGGCCAGTGAATCGCTGAGCGTGCCGACGTGCTGCTCCAGCAGTTGCGCGACGGTGAACCAGGACTCGACCCGCAGCCGCTCCGACGCCAGCGACTCACCCAATGCCCGCGCCTGCGCCTTGTAGCGTTCAACCAGCGCCGACAGCGCCGGGTCCGGCCGCGTGACAATCACGGTATCGCCGCCGGTAACGAGAGTGTCCACCCGCACAACTGCCGGCGGCTTACCCGGCTTGCACTTGGCCGCGAACAGCGCGATGGCAATGCCGGCCCCGAGCACGGCGCTGACGAGGACGAGCCAGACTCGGCGCATGGCTACTTCCCGTTTTGCCCGTGCTCGACGGCCTTGCGGATGCCAAACGCGCCGAGCGCCGTCACCGCGACCGCCATCCAGTGCGTGCCATCCAGCCGGCCGACACCGGCCAGCCATGTTGCCGTCCCCAGAACGGCAAGACAAAACCAAAGCTGCGTGCTACGCCAGTTCATGCGTGACCTCCAGATTCATACTCGCCTGATGATACCAGCCCCCCCGCCCCCCTGTCAAGCGAAATCTGCGGACGGGGAACGCTCACCGCCCGGCCTCCTCTTTCACCGCGCCGGTGAAAATGCGGGGTTGAGTGAAAATCACGGCCCGCGCCTCCACCACACATCTGCCTTGAACGCCCATCGAAGGACGTAGAAGCTCAGCGTCAGTATCCTGTCCTTGCCGCACCAGCGGAAGCCGAGGCTCGGCGTGAGCCACCAGCTATGGCGCTCAACGCGCAGGCCGAAGCGGAAACGACCTGTATCAGGGGTCATATGACCTCTTGACACGATACCGCACTGACAACCTTCCCGGGTTGTATCATGTCCTAACAACCTGACGGGGTTGTAGCTCTGTAGTATAACCGCCACAATCCCTCGTTCAGTCCGCAGGACTTACAGGCGTCCATGACCTCTGCACCCGGCAGCAAACGACAGCGGCCGTCGAAGATGTCCGGCCCAATGCTGTAGTAGAACCGACACGGCTGAACCTTGCCGTGGCGCAGGGGCGAACGACGCCACGTGTAGCAATAGAGTCCCTCCGGCACGAGCCTCAGGACGAAACTGAGCAAGTCTAGACAGCGCCAGAGGAAATCCCTCACCGCACGGCCTCCTCGAATCACTCGCAGCCGGGACGAAGTAGCCTTATGCTGAATCCGGCGCAGGACTCATAGTGCTGACACTTGCGGCAATCATTCTCATACCACCACCGCAGAAATCGTCGGAGGAGCCGCCTCACCGCCCATCCTCCTGAACAAGTCGCACCCCTAGAGCGTCGGCCAGCGCCTTTGCGTCGCGGACGCAGGCGCTCTCTGATGCCCAATCGCCGAGGCGAGCCACCGTTATCCAGCCTCCCCCCGTCGGACGCTCCAATGTCCAAAACCACCCCTGTTTATACGTAGGATACCACACCTTCACCCGCCAGCCCGCGACCACGCG